TGTCCCAGGAGTATTTCCTATCGGAGAGAATGATTTCCCTTCTACAGAAAAAACGGAAAGTCAATTACAAGCCCCGATTAGTACAACTCTCAAAGCAAGTGGAGCAATGCGACCTGACGACACCTATATAATACCCAAGGTTGCAGCAACCCTCACAGGTGGAGGACACTCAGGAGGCCTACACTCTGATATGACCGTTATACAAATAAATCCATCTACCGAATCAAATGGGAGACAACCATACCAACAAAATAGAATTTTTGACGAAAAAGGAATAAGCCCCGCTCTAACAAGACATAATTCAGATTTTATTATTAAACAACGCCCACGAGGTAAAAACAAAGGTGCGGGTCTTTCTATTTGCCCTACTATATCGAGTAATGCTTTTCAAGAAAATAATTTACTTAATGGTGTGCGCCGCCTTACAGAAATAGAATGCGAACGCCTGCAAGGTTTTCCCGACAACTGGACACAATATGGCAATTACGATGGAGCCATCAAACCCATAGCTAAGACACAGCGCTATATGCTCATAGGTAACGCTGTAACTGTGGATATAGTAGAATTAATAGCAAAACGATTAAAATTTATAGAACAATGAAAACAATCCAAGAACTCGTCCCACTTATCCAAGAGTGGGCAAAAGAAAGGGGGATATTTGACAAAAGCACCCCATTTGACCAACTCCTTAAGACACACAAGGAGGTTGGCGAGCTTATCAAAGCGTGTTATGACAATAATAAACCAGCTATCCAAGATGCAATAGGTGATACTATGGTTTGCCTTATTAACTACTGCTATATGGTAGAGGAGGATATTGAAAGCATTTTTTTAAGAACATTAGCTATGAAACTTGAAACTGAAAAAACTTTAGTGCACTTAGCTATGCAAATAGGGATAATGCTTCCTGAAATGTTTAAATACGAATATAATAAAAATGATAAAAATGAAAAAATATACTTATCCCCTTATTTTTGTTTGTTAATTATATTCAAAGAACTCAATGATATTGCTCTTTTAGAGAATACCACACTTGAGGAGTGCCTAAACATCGCTTACAACGAAATCAAGAACAGAACTGGGAAAATTATTAACGGTAAATTTATCAAAGATGAAAAATAACAACTACCCCACTTGGCTTGTCCCTTTGGATATAGCCAAAGAACTCAAAGAAATAGGGTTTCATGAGCTTGTGCAAAATTCTTATTATTCTAATAAAGGAACAGAATGTATTCTTTCAAGCACGTTACGTTTAGAAAAAAAATCATTAGCTGATGCAAATATACTTAATTTTCTTGTTTCACTCCCCACTTGGGAACAAATATTTGAATGGTTCAGAGAGAAAGGGTTTGAAAGTTACATTAGGTTAGAGAGTCACGCTCATTTTGATGAGGGTAATTACTATTATTTTGAGATTACAAAGTCTAATCTACGTCAATTAGATTGGCAAGGTGATTTTGACGATTACAATGAAGCTCGTGAAGCACTTGTAAAAGCACTCATACGAACCTATAAAAACGAACAACTATGAATAAGAACTTAATTGTACTATCAGGAAAGAAAAGAGTAGGAAAGGACACAGTGGCAAATCTATTCAACGATTACACCCAGCACAAATACGAACTAAGAGCCTTTGCCGAGCCAGTCAAAGAAATAGTGTCTCAAGCAGTAGGAACAAACTCATACAAATTAGACCTTTTCAAAGAAAGCCGATTAGTAGATGTCAATGGCATAGAGAGCAACCTAACCATAAGGGAGCTATACCGAAAGACAGCCGACTTTTACAAGGGACTACTTGGGGAGGATATATTCGCTAAGCTAATGCTAAAGCGATTGGCTCACGAGAATTACGAATTTCCAAGGGTGATTATCACTGACATGCGCTTCAAAGCGGAGTACGAGCAGATAAAACTGCTTGACCCTGTCTTTATCCGTGTGAAATGCAGAATGGGCAATATGGATACCCATCCTTCCGAAATAGACCTTGATGATGTGCCTGATAGTGATTTCCACTTTATCATAGACAATACATGCACACGTACCCAACTCAAGGAGCAAGTACAAAAAATAGTCAAAAAGTTGAGAATATGAAAATCTATCTATCAGGAAAAATCAGCGGCACAGACCTAACTCACACACGCAAGCGATTTAGTGATGTTGCTGACAAGCTCCAAGCATTAGGATACGAGGTTACCATTCCTCTTTGTAACGGACTATCTGAAACAGACCCATGGGAGGAGCATATAGCCAAAGACATCATCAATCTTATAGATTGTGAGGGGATATATATGCTACAAGGTTGGGAGGATAGCCAAGGGGCAAGAATTGAGCATGCTGTAGCTAAGGAGTTAGGAAAGGTAGTGTTTTATGAGTAATTAACAAATGACAATGTAAAATGTAAGCGTGTTTTGCAAGTGTATTTTACACCTATAAACACGTTTATTTTCAATTAGTTACATTAAAAAATTTGCTTGTAATTGAAATATATTTTGTATCTTTGCACTATGAATAATTAACAAATCATCATGCAGAAAGAAAGTGTCCTTCAAACGGCTTGTGTCAAGTGGTTTAGATTGCAATATCCTGACCTCATTATATACGCTGTACCTAATGGAGGTAGTCGCAATGTAAGGGAGGCGCAACGATTGAAAGCAGAAGGAGTACTGGCAGGGGTGGCTGATTTAGTGGTGCTACTCCCACAAGGTAAGAGCTTGTATATTGAGATGAAAGTTAAAGGCAATCGGCAAACAGAAAATCAAAAAGCATTCCAAGATAAAGCGATCACGTTGGGACATCCTTACACTGTATGCTATTCCTTTGAGGAGTTCAAGGCGGCTGTAGAAAGTGTAATTGAGAAAATACAATAACTTAAAAAAATTATATACAACAATTATTGTTAAATTATATATGTTATGAAAAAAACTAAATCAAGTTCAGAAACCAAAAAGACACGAGGGAGACCCTCAAAGCTCCTTACTTGGATAGAAGCGTTTAAGAAGGTAGTAAATGAGGATATTAATGCTATTATATTAACCGATGATGAACTAAGAATGCTTACTAATGATTTGGTTGAAGAAAAGCAACAAGTAGCAGATAGAACATTTGAAAGTTGGAAAGCTGGGGATGTAAAAGACCCTTTATATTTTGATTTTCTGCGCCTTTATAAAAAGGCTCTCACTATTCAAAAAAAGAACTTATTTAAAAAGCTCCAAAGTGATGATGATAAATGGCAGAAGTATGCTTGGATAATAGAGCGCAAGTTTGACGATTGGAACTTGAGAAACAAGCAGGAGGTAACGGGTAAGGACGGCAAAGACTTACAGCCTTTCCAAGTAACAGGAATAATAATCAAATAATCACCTATGCGAAATGTAGTACTTGAGTTTAACAGCAACGGTAATAGCAAACAAAAAGAATGTGGCAAAGCATGGGCTAATGATGATATTGATGAGGTGCTATATGGAGGAGCCAAGGGAGGAGGAAAGTCTTTTATTGGTTGCTCGTTAATATTTGCCGATGCTTTTATGTACCCAAACACACAGTACTTTATCGCTCGTAAGCAGTTGAATGACTTGAGACGATTTACCATACCAAGCATTTATGAGGTGCTTAATGGATGGGGAATACCACAAAAATCATACAAGTATAATGGGCAGGATAATTATTTTGAATTACATAATGACTCACGAGTATTGTTGTTAGATTGTAGGTACTTACCAAGCGACCCACAATACCAGCGATTTGGTTCAATGCAATTTACACGAGGTTGGATAGAAGAAGGAGGAGAGTTTGATTATGATAGTTATTCGAACCTCAAAATATCAATAGGTCGTTGGAAGAACAAGGAGTACAACCTGAAAGGGAAACTACTTATCACAGCTAACCCATCTAAGAATTTTCTATATAAGAATTTTTATCAACCTTACAAAGTGGGTACATTGGAGCAGTGGAAAGCATTCATACAAGCATTGCCATACGATAATAAGATGTTACCCAAGGAGTATATTGAGAGCTTGGAGCGTACATTGAAGGGTGCAGAGAAACAGCGATTATTACACGGACTATGGGAGTATGATGATGATCCGACGGCTCTTTGTGATTATGATAAGATACTGGCTATATTTGAGAATGACCAAATTATCATAGATAAGGAAACATACCTAACAGCGGATATTGCACGATTTGGCTCTGACTTATGCGTTATAGGCGTGTGGAGAGGCTGGGAGCTGATAGAGATACACTCATTGGATATATCAGCAATGACAGATGTACAAGGGCTTATACACACCCTTAGAATGAAACACAACATACCCAAGGGGAATTGTATCGCAGATGAGGATGGTGTGGGTGGTGGTGTAGTTGATAATACAGGTATCATTGGGTTTAAGAACAACAGCTCCCCTCTTGATGAGAATGGACAAGCTACCAACTATAAGAACCTGCAAACACAATGTTTATATAAGTTAGCTGAGCGAATCAATAACAATGGCATATATATTAGTGCTGAATTATCAGAGAAGACAAGGGAGCGTATTATAGAAGAGTTGGAACAGATAAAGAGCGATAACAAGGACGGACAACGGCTATCTGTGATTAACAAGGATACAGTGAAGCAGCACATAGGACGAAGTCCTGATTATAGGGACATGCTACTGATGAGAGAGTATTTTGACTTGAAACCAAAAAAGACATTCAAACCGATATTCAGATGACATTACTACAATATTTACTCATGCCAGCCGAAAGGCAAAGGGAAACTACCCTATTATTGGAGGTGGTTAAGCCTTTGCCTTTCTTTTATCGAGGATTTTGGAGATGGAAGAAAAAGCATGGGGTAGAGCGATTAACAGAACTAAAATGGGGAGAGGTGCGAGCGGTGATAGACTTATTAAGTAGCGGGGAACTTACTCAAGTGGTAGAGGCTTTCAGATTGGTATATAAGATAAAGCACCCAGCAAGAATGAATGTGTATCGCTTTTATGCTTGTATTAAACACCTAACAAATGAAGTACAGCGTGTGCTTGAGCAAGAGCAAAGAGCATTACAAGGAGAGCCAAGCCATTACGAAACTCAACTACAACAGGCAGGAGTGGAGCAGTTGCAGCCCTTCAAGGATTTGGCTATCATAGACACATTGGCACAAGGGGATATATTGAGGTATGAACAAGTAGAGGCATTGCCTTATGAAGTGGTATTTTACACCCTCTATTATAGAACTGTAAAGCAGAATATAGATAACAGATTTCAACAAATAATAACAAAGAAATGATACGATTGATAATTGACAACAAAGAGGCTGATTTGCTCAATGATGAGTTTACTTGGAATATGCAGTGTGCTAATTTCTTTTCTTTTGACACACGGCAATTCTCTTGCTCGGATGTGATGTACTTACCTATGAGTAGCACCAATAATGAAATATTTGAATTGGCGGGTATGGTAGGGAGTGTAAGTGATAGACCACAAAGGGCATTTGATGTGGAACTACTCATTGATGGCATTCCGATAGTAAGAAATGCTAAGGGTTATCTTATGGGAGTGCAGAATGACACTTATAAATTTGCTTTTCATGAAAGCACAAAGGATATATACCATTGGTTGAACCTTTATAAGCTGTCTGATGTGATTGGGGACAAGCTAAACCATAATAAGACAAAGGAGGAGATAGAGAGTAGAAGTTTAGAGTATGCAACAAATGCTATAAGAAATAAGCCACAAGAATTTAAAAGAGGTTTGTTATATGCTGTAGCAGAATACGGGGGAAACACATTGATAAATGAAAGGATCGTTGATAAAAGACCCGTCGGAGATATATATAATTTCTACTACGCTCCTCCTGCGATACATGTACGCTGGATATTAGAGGAGGTGCAGCGGATGTCAGGGCATACATTTGAGGGGAGTTTTTTTGATACAGAGATGTTTAACACCCTTTTTATAACCACGTCTCAGGTAATTGAGGATAAGGCTCCCGCAGGTGCATTAGTAAGTCTTACACAAGCAGATAAAACAGAAGGGGCATATTCAAAAAAAATATCAGATAGACATGGGGAATTGTTTTTAACGATGAACTCATATAACAGCCCAACATATTTTAGAAAAAAGCAAGATAAAGACTATATCTATCAGATACCAGCAGACAAATTAGGTACATGGGATTTAGTACTGTCAGGCAGGACACAAGGGAATGAAAGTAAAAGTATTATGTCTTATGTAGAGGTATATAAGAATGACGATACTACCCCTATTTGTACCACACGAGGAGGAGTCGGAGGGTATGTAACACAGCATGAACATTCAGGTAGTGGTTGGAATTTCAGCATAAGAGTACCTGATTTTTTCCGCTCTGATGATAAGATATATATAAGATTGTTAGCTGAGACAGATAATTACAATGGTGGGGATATAGCTACTTGGGATTTGAGTTTCAAAATAGAGCAGACCTCAAGTCAAATTCTTAACCACTTGGTATCCGAACTCTCAATGTTAGACCTTTTCAAGGAATTGCTGATAATGTTTGGGCTTACCCCTATGAAGTTAAGCATTGATGATGAAGTACAGCATTTTTACACGCTTGATGAAAGGCTGAATGACGCCCCTATATTGGATTGGTCAGAAAAATTTGTAAGGGTTACTAATTTGGAGTTTCACGCTCCTACATCTTCTTATGCAAGGCGTAACCACTTCAAGTATAAGAAGTATGATGAGCAACAAGGCAATCAACTGAAAGCAGACGGAGTACTGGTGGTGGATGATGACTTGCTGACTTTTAAAAAGGAAAGGGAGGGTAAGTTCTTTCCATCAGTAGATTACAACAAAAGCAGAAAGGCACAATTTAGAGACGATATTTTGAGCGATTTTTACTTTTGGGAAAAGGAGGTAAAAGAGAAAGAGGATGGAGGACAAAAGACAATAGAGACCACCTACAAGGCAAAGGACGGCCGCTTTCATATATTCAATGTAAAATTCAGCGATGAACTATTTTTTACTTATGAAGGAGTGATAAAAGGAGGCATATTTAATACAGATACATTTTATTTTCTCCCTTGCTGGGCACGTTTTGGAGATTTACAATGGAACAATCTCCTTGAGAACTATTACAGTGGCTTTAATGATATTCTTAATCACATGCGAGTATATACATGCGAGATGAATCTTAATGCCTTGGATATATACGAATTTAACTTTTTCAAACGCATTTACCTCAAACAATTAGCGGGGTATTTTTTACCAAACAAAATCACCTTTAAGACAAACACCCTTGCGGTGGTGGAATTAATTAAGATAGAACCAATAAAGTAAGCGTATGGCAACAACAATCGCACAATTAGACATAGATATAGATGAGGTTACTAAGAAGGCGGGAGAGACTCGCAAGCGACTCATGGAGATAGCTGAGGAGATGAAAAACCTCAAGAAGAATTTTGCAGAGGGAAATATTTCAGTGGAGGAATATACGCAACAACTATCACAACTCACAGCTGTACAAAAGGAAACTCAAAAGGATTTGCGTACTTATGAGAGTATTATGCAGGCAAATGTAGCAGCTAATGACAAAGCTATGCAGGCAAATAATACACTTACTGGGTCTATTCGTGAATTGTCTACGGCCCTTTCTCAAAATAAAAAGATATACTCGGAATTGTCAGCAGAGCAAAGAGAAAGTGCAGAGGGTAAGGCATTATTAGCTACTATACAAGAGCAGGATAAAGCGTATAAGGAGCTACAGAAGAGCATAGGGAATACACAAGTAGAGGTCGGTAATTATAAGCAGGCAATATTAGATGCTTTGGGTGATAATAATTCTTTTGGTGTGTCCATCAATGGGATTATAGGGGAGTTGCAAGCAATGAAAGATAAGATGTCAGGGCTATCCACTATTATCCTTAACTTCATCAACCATAATACCCTTTCAGCCAAAGCGATGAATGCCACTGCGGCAGCAACAACAAAAAGCTCTTTAGCAATGAAGATATTCAGGGGGGCGCTTATTAGCACTGGGATAGGTGCTATTATTGTGCTACTTGGTAGCTTAGTGGCGTATCTCACGAGTACTCAGGAAGGGATAGATAAGGTTGCGAGGGTAACCACTCCTTTAAAGGTAGTATTTCAAACCCTATGGGGTGTAGCTCAGAATATGGGAAAGGCATTGGTAGAGGCTTTTACCAGCCCTAAGAGGGTGCTTGAAGGTTTGTTAAAATTCATAGAAGGGCAAGTAATGAATCGTATCAATGGGGTGGTGAATGTATTCAAGGGATTAGGTAGTATCCTTACAGGAGATATAAAGGAAGGATTCAAGCAGGTAGGTGAAGGCGCTCTACAGACAGTAACAGGAGTTAAAGACTTGACCGGAGAGGTTAAGAAGTCCATAGAGTCAATGAAGCAGATGGGCAAGGAGATGAAAGATACCATCAATGAAGCACTGGAGCGAGGAGCAAGGATAGAGGAAATAAATCAAAAACTATCAGCTTCTGAAGCTGACTTTATAGAACAAACAGCCCTCCTTAAACAGCAATTCAAGGAGCAGAACAAGATAGCAGAGGACACCACAAAGACATTTAAAGAAAGAGAGGAAGCGGCAAGGAAAAGTATAGAGATACAGAGAAGCATCAATACATTAGCAAGGGAGCGCAATGGATTAGAGCAAGAGTTGTTAAATCTCAAGTTTGCCAGCAATGACACAAGCGATGCAGATAGGGCGGAGTTGGCTCGTAAGAAAGCGGAATTAGCTGAAAAGACGGCTGCAATGTTGGAAGCAGAAACGACACAGAATAATAAGGTAAATACGATACATAAGGCAATGCTTGATGAGCAGAAGAAGCAGAGAGAGGAGGCTAATAAGCGATATATGGAGATGCTTAAGGAGCGATTAGCAGCAGAGAAGCAGGCAATTGATGTGTATGTAGAGAGTAATTCCGCTGTGGCTAAATCCTTACAGGAGCGATTACAGATAGAGGAGAAAGGCATGAATGATAGGTTGGCTGTACTTGAGGAGGAACGAAAGAAAGGACTTGTAAGCCGTAGGGAGTACGAGGCACAGAAGAGGAAGCTGGAGCAGGATTTTTCAAAGACAAAGGTTGATTTGTCTGTTAATGCTGTACAGCAGGAGTTGGCCATGTATGAGCAGATGAACCAATCTAAGATAGCTAAAGAAGGAAGACTAACAGCAGAGATAGTAACACAAGAGCAACAGCGGCAAGCGGCTATCTATCAGATGAAGGTGGAGGCATTGGAGAAGGAGAAGCAACTCAAGGAGGAAGCGAACCAATGGGATTATGCACAGCAGCAAGCACATGAGCTAGCACTGTTACAACTCAAGCAGGAATATGATAACCAAAGTATGGAATTGGGCAAGCAACTCAAGACGCAACAACGAGAGGATGAAAAGACTCAGAGTGAATTAGATTTTCAGGATAAGCTCCTTAAGATGCAAGAGGAGGGAGCACACCAATGGGATATAGAGGCAGAGCAGATGAGCCATCGACACACTCAGGAGATGCAAGGCATTGAGCAGCTCCTCGCTGATAAGAAGATAACAGAAGACCAATACCAAGTAATGAGAGCTAATACAGAGAGAAAACATGACCTTGAGATATTAGAGCACCGCAAGAAGGTAGAAGAAGGAAAGATGCAATTAGCAAGTACTACCTTTGGACAAGCAAAGCAACTCTTTGGAGAGCATACAGCCATAGGAAAGGCAGCCGCTATAGCAGAGGCTACGATTAACACGTACTTAGGTATTACCAAGGCACTATCAGCATACCCTCCTCCTTATAACGCAATCATGGCAGGTATAACAGGAGCGATGGGATTTATGAATGTCAATAAGATAATGACGACAACGGTTAAATATGCAGAAGGTGGTCCTGTTAGTGGTAGAAGTCATGCAGAAGGTGGAGTGCCTTTCTCTGTGGCAGGTGTTGGCGGCTACGAAATGGAGGGAGGAGAATATGTGGTCAATAAAAGAGCAACAGCGCGATACTTCCCTATTCTTGAGCTTATCAATAATTCTACAAGGCATGGAGGGCGTAACCCTTTCTATTTTGCCCAAGGGGATATAGTAAGGCAGGCAAAGGTTAGCACTCATATAGACCTTACAGAGCTAACAGAGGCAGTAAGAGCAGGGGCATTACAAGGCACACAGCAGGGAGCATTCGAGGGCACTCAGGATGGTGCGTATCAAGGAGCACGAGAGGGAGCAGCACAAGGAGCCTATGAAGGTGCAACAGATGGCACCAGTGAGGGTATGGTTAGAAGGGGAGTAATTGCAGGGAATAATATTAACTTCTTACCAATCCAACAAATATGATAAAGTTAAGAGCAATACTCAAGGGTTGGGATAACTACTTGTTTCCTGATCCTGAAACAGAAGAAAAAGCAAAGGAGAGGGCGCAAATATGCGCTCAGTGTCCTCATGCTGTGAAGGGTACTTACCAACAATTCATGCCTGACTACACACTGAAAGAGGTAGAGGGTATGAAGTGTGATGTATGTGGGTGTCCATTATCGACACTTCTAAGACAAGATGATAAGAAATGTGAATTAAATAAATGGGAATGATAGTATACGATCAACTTAAAGAGATAGAAGCAGGGATGAGGGAGGTATACAAGAAAGGGTATAATATTCCTTGTACTGTATTCCGTGATATAGAGCTATATGAAAGCTATAAGAGTATGACTACTCCGAAGATGGATAGGTATGTAATATTATCTGAAGACTTTCGTATAAGTGTAGGAGCAGTCCGATTAATCATTGCGAGAATGTCAAAAAAAATTTAGTGCTAAACTTACCACTATACTTACCACTAATTTTTATAGTTTTTGATTTTCAGTATGTTATATATGTGTTTTTATTTAAAAAACAAATAATTATTAAAAAAATTATTTTTTTGCATTTGTAGGCTCATTTTTTTCTTTTTTGGCGCGGAGCATATCTCGCTTTCCTAAGGCACCAGGGAGCTTTTCTACCTTGAAGCCAACGGCTTGCATGGCTCGGCGCGCACTCCCTTTGGAGGCATAGGTGACTAAGACACCTCCTGCTTTGAGTGCTTGGTACATACGCTCGAAAATGTGTTCTGTCCATAGCTCTGGTTGTACACTCGCTGAGAAAGCATCAAAGTAAATAAGGTCAAAACGCTCCTTATCGCTGATCTGCTCAAAGGATTGTTGTCGCTTCTTGAGAGTGAAGCTAGGGGAGAGGGTAAGGGGCTCTTCCCATGGGGAACTATGTATCTGTTGGAAGATAGCTTCTTTGTCAGTAGCTTTCAATACTTCAGGGTAGTTCAGGCAGGCAACCTCCTCTGTAGTCAATGGATAGGCTTCCACGCCTTCATAATGAATGGTTTGTTGTAGTTTCTCATGTTCAAGGAAGGTAATAAAGGCGTTCAGCCCTGTACCTAAGCCTATTTCAAGCAGTTGTACTTCTTGACCAGCAAAGAGATCTAGGCCACTGCGGATAAAGACATGGTAAGCCTCACCTATGGCACCACGCATGGAATGGTAGTGCTCACCCCATGCTTCTATCTCCAAGGTGGTAGATCCGTCTTGGGTATGTATAATCTTTCTTTTCATCGGGTAGCGAGTGTTTTTTCAAGGGCGGAAATAGCATTCTTGATAGGCATATCGGAATAGATACGCATGTAATCAAGACCTGCTTCACGGAGTATTTGTTCCTTGTGTAGGTCTTCCAGATAACCCATGGACTCTTGGTAGATGGGTTTGCTCAAGCACTCTATGGCAATAGGTTTGCCTGAAGGAGGCATAAGTAATATATCAAGTACATATCCTCCGAAAGGTTTGTCTTTGCTTAGTGAGAGGGTAGGGAAATGCTTTTGTAGTAGGCTAAAAACTTCTTCTTTGAATAGTAATTGCCCACGAGTGGTGGCTTCTTTCCTTAGATTACCATAAAGGGCAAGGGTTTGTAATACCTCTTCTATAGCTTGGGTATTCTCTTCGCTTACCGCTTTGGTATAAGCCAAATAGGCATAGAGTACCGCCTTGCGGTTGTTGGCCTGCTCTTGGGCTAAGGCATCAGCGTAATTGAGGAAAACGCTTTCAGGTATGGAGTTGCATACATATATCTTTTCTTTGGCACGGGTGATGATTACATTGAGCAACTTATAACCTTTTTGCTGGTTCAAGGGGCCAAAACTTTGGGTAAACTTGCCGTCTTTCTTCTTTCCATAGGTAACCGAAAGGATGATGATATTGCGTTCGTCTCCTTGAATATTCTCCAAGTTCTTGATAAAGAGCCCTGCTTGCTCTAGTGCAGTTAGCTTTTCGGCAAATTCTTGCTCGGTGGGTTGGTTTCTGAGCCACAGTAGTTTCTTTCGAATAAAGTTGCGCTGGGAGATGTTGAAAGTAGCTACTCCTACTGATGGGTAACTGCCATCCTCTCTAGGTTGAATTTGCTTAAGTATCTCAATCACTTTGAGGGCTTCAGCTTCGTTCATATATTCGTGGAAAGTACCGTCTACCTGATAGAAAGTGATAGGATTTTCACTTTCAAAACGAGGTAGTGGGCGGAGTTTTCCATTGTAGAAAGCCACATTGGAGAAGTCTATCAAATAAGGGTGCTTGGAGCGGTAATGGAAGTCCAGATGATGCTTATCATATTTGTATTCCAGAGCAAAATCAAGCAATGATTCTACCGAGAGTAGCGAATTTTTTTGGAGCGCTTGGTCTTCTTCCTCTATCTCTTCCTCATCTTGGTAACTGCCTTCAAAGATTTTACTAAAGTAGTTGCTCGGTGGCATCTGGTGTTCGTCTCCTGCGATGATCACAGTCTTTCCCTTGAGAATAGCAGGGAGGTTGTCTTCCAATTTTAGCTGGCTGGCTTCGTCAAAAACGACATAGTCAAAGTAGAAATTTTTCCCTTGGAAGAGGTTACAACAGCTATCGGGGGTAGTGAGTATGATAGGGAAAAAGGTAGTGAATAGGTCTATATCTTTGCTAGCTATCTGTCTGAGAGAAAGCCTATTGTGTTTTTCACTTCTACGCTTGTTATACAGATTGGCTACGGTCAGTTCCTTGTGATTGGTCTCAAAGCCTTTTACAGCTAGCTGTTGTGCTTGATCCCAATATTTGGTAATGATCTCTTGTTGTGAGGTAGCAAAGCGGCGGAGTTTTCCTCTGAAATCCTCATAGACATTAGCCGAAAAAGGGGTAAGTACTTCCGATTTTTTGAGCAAGAAAGCCTTATAATAGGCGTATAGAAAAGAGGCTTCCCAATGAGAAGCTTGTGCTTGTTCTAGGGTTAACAGACATTGCTTGAGCAGAGGATTAAGATTATTTTCAAAGGCAAACCATTGGTAACCAGTCTCTAAGGGATTGTTGTGATCGTTTTGGTATTGGGTGTGTTGCTCAAGGGCAGTCTCTATAAAGGTCTTAAAATCAAAGAAAGTATGCCCTTCAAGGGGAGCAGCTATATAGGCTATTTCCCTTATTTGTTCCTTAAGTTGAGATAAGGAGGAGATAAGGGAGCGAAGGGTATCGCTGGCAAATTTAGGGTCGTAGAAGTTTGCTACATCTAAGAGGGCAAAATCATTAGCTACTTTTTCATCAAAGTTTGTTTGCGCTCGGCTAAGCTCCTCTCGGTAGTTAAGTATCTGCTCTTTGTTGGCAAAGAGGTTATCAGAGAGGGAAAGTGTGGCAAAATTGGGATGTAGGCTTATCTTTTTAATTTCTTGATAGAGCCACAATAAGCGTTTTTGCTGCGTGATAGCCTCCTTTCGTTGGCTCATAAATAGCGCACTGAGCTTATAGAAAAAGCTTTCTGTACGTTTTCGGTTATATTGGTCTGCATCGGCAGGGAGCAGACTGGTAAGGGTTTCAGTCTCATTTATATAAGTGGTGAGTAGCTGGATTTGTTCAGCAAGTTCTTCCTTGCGCTTGTATAAGTATTCCCCCTTGTATGTTTTGTAGAGGGTTAGTATATGCATCCATTGCTCCTTATAGCTATGGAAAGTCTCCTCTATGTGATGTGCTATCTGTTGGAAAGGCTTAGCAATGAGTGTCTTGGGATTGTATAGATAGTTTGTCTTATAGGGGGCAAAGGGTAAGAAAAGCCTTTGGGCAGGGGCAAGTGTTTCTTTCAGTACCTCATGCTCTTGGTCGGTGAAGCTTAGGGGTAATCCTTGTAAGGAGATAGGAGTATGCTCAGGGGCATACTTAAGCATTTGACCTGTAAGCTCTGTCCAGTTTTCTCCAGAGAGTAGCGGAGTGAATAGTTCTTTGTGATGTAGGTTTATGCTCTCTTTTAGAGCTTTCAGCCCACTTATTTGGGTATCTTTTGCCTCTTGAGGATAGGCAGGAATTGCCTTTTTAAAGGAGGGATCGTCTAAGATATTGCGTACAGTATCTACCACCAATTTTCTATCGGCGATGCTGTCTTTGATAAGTATAGTGTATTTCCCTAAACCTCGATTTTGTAGGGAATGATGTAGTACCTCCAAGGCGGTTTGTTTTTCACATACCACTAATACTTTTTGCTGATTTTCTAGTGCATTGACTAAGATAGCAGTAAGGGTCTGGCTCTTACCTGTTCCAGGAGGCCCTTGTATGAGCAGATGTGATTGCCAACGGAGTTGTTCCAATACTTCCTGCTGGGAGGGGTCGGTAGGGATACTCGTAAAAGTTTGGAAATCCTCTTTCGGGGTACTCTTTCGGGGTTCAAATTGTTCTTTTAGGCTTTGGTAATCATTGATAATGTTTTGTTTTTGTACCTCAAATAGGGAAAAAAGTCCTGATTTCTCAATTAGGGCATCACCTTTCTGAGGAAGGAGCGCCTCATAAGCAGCTTTGCTTTTGATAGGGAGTATTTCAGCGTAGTTATTCTCCAAGAAATCAAGGTTCTGACTGATTTTCAGTTGACCTAGTAGCTCGGTACATATCTTGAAGAGTTCTGCTTTGTCTATCTTACCATCTTCGAGCATCTCATCAGGGATAGGAGCTATGGTAATATGGGAGTCATTCTGCAGGTGATTGATAAGTACTTCATTGATGTAGATAGGATCATCCTCACTGCGGCTAATCTCCCAAGTGTTGAGTTGGGAGGTAGGGCGTATTCTCACTGACCAGATCAGTACAGGTGCCACTGTGATTTGTCCATCGGTCAAATCGCGCCTAGCAAGGATAGGAAAGCCAAAGCCTAAAGCATTAACACCCTTTTCTTGGAAAATGGCTTCACTCTGGAAGATGAGGTTATCCACTCCATCAGAGAGTTTTTCCAAAAGAAGTGCTCTTTCTTTTTCATCCGTATTTTCTGTCGGTTGTTTTTTACCTTTTACAGCTTCTGCCGGCTCCACAACAGTATAGTCTCGTTCGTCTATAGCAGTGGAAGAGGTGTCGTGTAAGGAAAAGGTGAACTTGAGGTTTTTCAAGGTTAGTAAGTCCAAGATAAACCGTTCTGGAAGGCTTTTGAAAATAGAGGAGAGCCTCGCCAGATCAAATTTATAACGTGAGTTGCTCACCACCGCATTGAGGTGTACTCCTCGGCGGTTTCCTATTTTTAGTTTTTGCTGGAAGAGGTCGAATACTTCTTTGTTGAAAGGCTCCATAATAATGACAAATGACAAGTGATGAATGACAGATAACAAAAAACTATCATTAATAGCAATGATAGTTTCTTGTGTTGTATAAAGTGTAAAGATTTATTTGTTCATAAAAGCAATAACCTCAGGGGTTACTCCTACATTGGAGAAACCTCCATCGTGGTATAGGTTCTGCATGGTAACCTTACGTGTAAGGTCGCTGAAAAGGGTTACGGTATAGTTGGCACAGTCATCAGCAGTGGCATTACCTAGTGGGGACATAAGATTTGCATAGGTAATAAAGCCATCAAAACCTTTCACTCCTTGCCCTGCAGTGGTAGGGGTAGGGGATTGAGAGATTGTATTGATACGTACATTCTTATCCTTTCCATAGAAGTACCCAAAGCTACGAGCGATAGATTCCAAGTAAGCTTTGTTATCGGCCATATCGTTATAGTCAGGGAAGGTACGTTGTGCTGCAATGTAAGTGAGAGCTACGATACTTCCCCATTCGTTCATTGCATCATTTTTATGAAGAGCTTGGCACACCTTGTGGAAAGAAAGTGCTGAAACATCCCATCCTTTAGCGTAAAATTCGTAGTTGGATTCGGTATAAGGAATATTCTTACGAACGTTTACCGACATACCTATGGAGTGTAGTACAAAATCCAACTTACCCCCGAGGATTTCTATGGCTTTGGTAACTAAGTTCTGCAAATCATCCATATTGGTAGCATCTGCAGGGATTACCTGAGCTCCTGTTTTTTCAGCTAATTCATTGATTTTTCCCATGCGCATAGCAATAGGCGCATTGGTAAGGACAAACTTACCTCCTTCTTCATGTACACGCTCAGCGGTTTTCCATGCAATGGAGTTCTCATCTAGAGCACCAAAGATGATGCCTCTTTTTCCTTTTAATAAGTTATACATAATATATTGTATTTAATTCTATCGCACAAAAGTAGGTATTTTATTTGAAATAACAAACAGAAGTGAGTGAAAAGTGAAAAACAAATAGTGAAAAGTTTCTGCAAAGATACCATTTTTTCTCGTAAATAACAATGCGTCACTTGTCATTAGTTGTTGGTCACTTGTCACTATTTTTTGAGCATTTTCTTGATACTATTGAGTTTCATCAGTGCCTCTATGGGGGTGAGGTTGTCTATATCGGTATGAATGAGCTGTTCCTTGATACTTTCCAAGAGGGGATCGTCCAATTGGAAGAAACTCAGTTGCATACCTTCTTTGTTCTTTTTACTCAGTTGCTCCTTGTTGTCTTCTAACTGATGTGTTTTCTCCAATTTCTCAAGTACTTTTTCTGCTTTTTCTATCACATAGGGAGGCATTCCTGCCATTTTGGCTACATGAATACCAAAACTGTGTTCACTACCGCCCTCCACGAGCTTGCGCAGAAAGAGAATACTTCCCTTAACGTCCTTGACCGATACAGAAAAATTCTTGATACGGGCAAACTCGTTTTGCATCTCATTGAGTTCGTGGTAGTGGGTGGCAAAAAGTGTCTTGGCGTGAGTAGGGTGTTCATGTAGGTATTCCGCTATAGCCCATGCAATAGAAATACCATCATAAGTACTGGTACCACGACCTATTTCGTCCAAGAGGATAAGGCTTCGCTGGGAAAGGTTATTGAGAATTAGGGCAGCCTCATTCATCTCTACCATGAAAGTGGATTCCCCTTGTGAGATGTTGTCACTGGCACCTACACGGGTAAATATCTTATCTACAATACCTATCTGTGCTTGCTTGGCAGGTACAAAGCTCCCTATCTGAGCAAGGAGGACAATTAGGGCGGTCTGTCTCAGTAGGGCAGACTTACCACTCATGTTAGGCCCTGTGATCATCATAATCTGTT